TTTGTTTGTATGTTCATCACTTATAGGACCATTTCTTTCCATAAGAATATCTTGGTTATTAATTACATCATTGATTGGAATTATTTCACCAGCATTGTCACGTGCATCAACACTAGCCCAACTTGCATAAATTCTATCTTCAGAATTTTCAACAGCTTGTTTGATTTGTTCTAAGTTATTTGAGTTCTCAAAGACGTTAATAACATCAAGTTCTTTAAGCCCTTTAGTAACATCGCTTTTTTTTACAAATACAATTTCTTTCATAATTTCACCAGTTTAAAATCTTTTTCTGCTTTCTCAAATGCTGGACGTATAAATGGACTTGGCATAATTCCACGTTCTTTTATATTCAATGCAATTGCATAAGCCACACTTTTTGCTTTTTTAGGATCAACACCAAGTTTACGAATTACCCATTTTTCTAAAGCATCGCTTGGTGGCATCATTCCAGGACTTCTTCCAAATTCAACTGCTTCAGCATAAGGTGCTGTGTAAACAATTTCCTTCTTTAAATAGCCACGATTAACATTACCACTTTTTAATAAATTAGCTGTATCAATTTTACCATCTTTAATTAAATTTTGTTGTGAATCAGCAAATATTGAATCAATAACTTCATCCATAAATATGTCAATTGCATCTAAAAATTTACGTACAGCTTTTTCCGACATACTAATTCTAAAGTATTCTTATTTATAACAGTTATACTTTTATGAAGATATGTCTTGAATTATAATGACTCATTAATGCATTAGGATCTACTTTCCATTTAGGGAAATCTTTCGCAGATTCTTCAGTAACAATTCTAACTAATTCTGTGTATGTAACTCCATTACCCACACGTTTCTTAATACGTTTACTAGTTCCAGTTGTTCTTGAATCGTTTGGACCTATCCATTTAAATTTAAATTCTGCAAACCCTGATTGTTTTGAGTATGAATTCTTTCTTGCTGAACTTGCGATTTTACCAGCTTCAGTTCTTGCAATAGTTTCTGCACGAAAATCTGTTAAATTAGTTGTGGCCTGAATTTCTTTCTGCATATTAGCAAAACTCATACCTTTAGGTGTATGATATGCTTGAGTTATTATGTCTTGAATAGAACTTGTTAAATCTTCTGCAATACCAGAAAAACTTTGTGATAATACTTCTTGTGAACTTAATGCAATTAAAGCATTCTGATCTAAAACATCAAATCCAATCTTAACATTTAATTGTCTTGAAACTTGGTTTTGTGTTGCCAAATAAGTATCTTTGAAAAGAGAAGTAGTTTTTTCTTGTAATGCAGAATTAAGTTTTAAATTAATATCTTTAAGTAATTTACTAAGTTCCTTTTCTGATGGTTTACGTTTAAACTTCTTAATGAATTTATCAGTTAATTCAGAAATTGTATCATAGATTTTAGAATAAGGTTTTCTTCCTTTAAGAACGCTATTTATAAGTGTCAATTCTTTTTTTTTAAATCTGACTTCATAGGTTCGCCACTTGAACCACTAAAATCAGAACCAAGCCCTGGACTTAAATCCATTAATGGTTTTTCTAACGATCCATCTTTAATAACAACTTCACCAGTGTCTGAAGAATATTCTGCGTCAAGTCCTAAGTTTACAGCTTTCAAACCATTATCTAATGTTGCAGATTGTCTTTCTAACTTAGCCATTTGGTCTTGTTCTTCACTTGGATTTAATGTTAAGGACCAACCTTTAACACCCATGAATTCAATTACTTTTGTATAGAAATGTAAATTGTAAATGTTTTGACTAGATTCAACAGTACGATTTGTAACAGTAACTTGTAATCCTTCGTTATTCAAACCACCACTTGTAGAAATATCATTTTGAAATAAAGGTTCAACACCATACACTGCACCAATTTGTCTTCTGTATTCGTTACGCATATCAACGTGTTGTAATTCATCTAAAGGTTTCATAAAATCTATAAATTCAACAAAACCTTGTCCACTGCTTGAATCTGGAATTCCCATTACAACTGGTAAATGTGGATTTTCTTGCGCACGTTGTTGTGCTGTTTCCCACGATTTATTTAAACTTGCCATGTTACTAGTTTTGAAAAACAAACCAGCTTTAGGGGGTCTTTGTCCAGTGTATAAATCCATCACATAAGTATCCATATAAACCAGTGTACGTGCCTTTTGCCATACTGCTAGCACTGGACTAAAGCCACGACGTTTAGAGGGACGATATTTACTTTTATGTACAACTTCGTTTTTGAAATAATATACTTTAGTTGCATCAATTTCTGAGAAATAATAAGCCTTATATGTTTTCTTACCACATTGTGGACATACTTCATGATTAGTTAATAAATTACTTCTATGTTCTGCACAAACTGTTAATACTTCATTGTTATCATTATGTGCTGGTCTATCTCTACAATTAAGAACTAAACCCATTACGTTTGGGTCAGCACGCATAACTTGATCTAAGTCACGTGTAATAATTTCACCTTTAGCATCAAAGCCATATGTAAATAAGAACAACATAAACCCATCATCCCAAATAGAAAAGTCATCTTCAAGTTCTTGTGAAACTTCAATTAATGATTGATTGTTTTCGTTGCAGCACTCGATAAACTTAAGCATTTCATACCTAGTCCATTCTTTGGTTGCAGATAATTCTTCTTGACTAGTTGTACTTTCTTCATCAGTCTTTTCTGATTCTTCAAGGTTGTAACCATTTCTAAATATTTCTTTTCTTAATGCACCATGTATTGTTGTAAGTGTATCTGATTCAAATGCTAATGATTGAATTGTATTAATTGGATAAGGATAAACTGGTAATAGTAAACTGTTTCTTTCAAACATACCAATTCTACTTCCTGGACGAAGTAAACCATCCATTGCAATTTTAAGTTCTTTTTTAACAGCTTGAAATTTAGATTTAGAAACCAAACCAATTTTTTTAATGCTAGAAAGTACGTTCATAGTTTTTATCATTTTATCTTATTTATAACAGTTTCTTAAAAAAAGGCACTTTTGCTGGCATCCAACAATTGGAAATCAATATCTCTTATTTCGAAATACATACGCATCATTAACACATCTGCATAATCTGGACTTCTTTTTATGATCCTTTTTTTCTGTTCATCATTATCTACTTTATCACGTTTAATTTGTTCAAGTTCGCTTATGATGAGTTCTTGTTGTCTGGTATCTGCTATAACAAATATTTCACGCTTGTTTACTAATTCAGCTAATTTGAAATAACATTCACTTCTATTGTTCAAGAAGTCTTTTTCTTTATATGCTCTAGCACCACCATGAAATGATACAATACCTTCCATATAACTTTCAAGGTAACTACCTAATCCATCTGAATCAACTAATATATGACTTCTAGGAATGTGATGTTCTTCAGCAATTCTACGTATATCTTCTTCAATTTCCTTACCACTGGACTTTTTTTTGTCCAGTACTATTGTGCCATGTAATCCATCCCATACACTTACAACAAATCTATCACGTCCTTGCATGGCTAAATCTGCAACAAGGTATTTACTTCCAGTCTTTTCAACAAATGTATTATGAAACAAATCAGTTATTGCTTTGTATTCCATAAGTTTTGCTGGATCATCATCATATTCAAAGTTACCATAGAACAATCTTTGTTTACTTACTTCATCTAATTTCTTTAACTGTTCAATGTAATGTGGTGAAATGTAAGGATTGTCTTGAACTAATGCTTTAATGAATTTTCGGTAATAAACAATTGTACCAGCTTTGTCTGGTTTATAGAATTCTGAATATAAAAAGTTCTTTGATGGATTGCTTGAAATGAATAACTTAGGTATTAAATCAAATTCTTCAAGTTTATATCTAAGCCTACTTGAAACTATATCTTTTGCTTTCTTAGTAACTTGACTGGCTTCATCAATGAATGCACCAGTAAATTCAGTTGAACCTAAGGTATCAAATTCAGGATCACTAGGATATTTGAATAAATCTTTCAAGTAAACTTCAGAACCATTATGAAACTTAATCACACCAGCCATTGTATTGTAATGATAATGTGTATCTTTCTTCAATCCCCATTGTTTACATATATCAAAAAATGTAAGCAACGTACTTTCTTTTAATGATTTAAGAATTGCACGTCCAATTAACCATCTACTCCCAGTATATCGTAAGCAACTGTAGATTATCCACGCACAGCCTACAAAGGACTTTCCACCTCCCGCAGCACCACCATAAAACAATTCAGTAACTTTTTTATCTTTTGTTAATACATCAAATGCTTCTCTTTGTTTAATTGAAAGTTCTAATCGTATATTCATTTTGTATAGGTTGTCTTGAAGGCGATGGGTTCTAGGGGAGGGTGGTTAAGAAATACAACGCCTCCAGGACTATGAGTGCATATTTATACAGCGTTCGCACGGCAAGCTGTAGCCAGTACAGTTTATGCAGTAGTGTCTTCCGATTAACCTGCCTCGTTTATGTACATTTTTTTGAGTATAAGTGGCTCCGGTTCGTTTAACGACTGATTTCAACAATGCGTCACAATGTTCCATCCTTGCCAATGATATGAAAATTAGTCCTCAGTTAGACTCAGTGGACCAATGAGTTTTTGAAGTGTTGTACGAATCACTTCTCAATCAAGGATTCCGTGATTTTAATACTTCTAATGTTTCTTGGTGTTTACGTTCACTATTTACCATAATCACATAAATAATTGCACCAGGCCAAAACAATAATAACCATAACAATACTATAAACCATTTAACTTTAGGAGTTTTAGTTTTCATTTTTTCACCTTGATGTTCTTAGGTTTAATTGTTGACAACGGTTTAGGTTTCTTTTCTTTAACTGGTTTTTTATTAGCGTTAATTTGTTCTTGTTCAATTTTTCTTGCTTTCTGTAATAATAAACTTATTGTACCTAAGTGCATTGAATATTTCATTAAAACTTCATCTGACCTTGGAGCTTGTCCTGGTTGATAAGTTTGGTAATATTGCATTGCTTTTTGTTTCTCAGCTACGATTTCGTTTTGAATCAATCCAGCTTCATTTGTTAAAAATTCAATTACTTGTTTCATTTTCTATCTCCTTAATCTTTTTTGGTTGATCTAACTCTTTAATTTTTGGTTCAGCTAATTCAAATATAATTTTGTTATCAATTGCACCACTTAACTCAGTTTCAACACGTTCAGTAAATCCACGATGTTTACCAATGGTTTTCAAATAAAACTTTTGTGCCTTGAAGTCACCTTTGATAGCTTTGTTAATCATACTGTTTTCCATAACGTCCAAAATCTTTTCCCTTTCGTGTTCAATGAATGGAATTACATCTGGATTTCTATCAATAAATTCATACACTGTTTTTCTTGTAACACTTAAGTTGTTTGCAATTTGTGTTAAAATTCCACCAGTTTTATCTAAGGCATTAATGAATTTAGTTTTATTTATCTTAGTCATCGTATAGTTTTGTTTCTTTCTCCATAGGAAATCAAGGGGTGTCCTTTTGTTCAAAAAACACCTTCCTATATACGCAGTGGAAATCTAGTTACTGTTTTCAGACACCTTTAGTTCTTTTGGAGGTATGATTTTGTAAATGATTCTTTTAACTTTATGTACTGCGAAATGTGTACCACAAGCTTTACAAGTTTTCTCATAACTGTGTGCATCCTTTGAAAGTTCATTTTCATCATACTCTGCACCACAGTGTGGACACTTAACTTCTTGATTTGCAAACTCATCCCAATGTTCTTGGAATGCTTGAAGTGCTGGGTTAATTATGTTATCTGAATCATCCTTGTTAAAAACTATTGCATCTTCAGGGTCTAAGTTTAACTCTTCTACTGTTTCGTAAAATGTATCGCAAGCCATGTCAAAGTCTGATTGTATTGTTTTTTCAGACATTTTTATTCACCTTTGGTTCTTCTTTAGGACATTCAGAACAAGCTTCATCTTCCTTACAATTACATTCTTTGTCATCATTGTTTGGAGTTGGACGTGTTTTTAATGTAGCCATTCTTGCAGCATACCATTCTTGATCTGTTTTTAAATCTTCCATTAAAGGTGCTAAATCATTTATTAATTTTTTACCTGTAGTAATTCTAGTAATTTCCATCATGTCTGCTTGTAACTTTAATAGTTCTGGACTTAAATCAGTTATTTCACCAAGGATTACTAAATGTTCTTTCTTAGTTGCAACATCTTTCATAGTTTTATTAATTCTATCTGCAACAACTTGTAAACCACCAGCAATATCTTCATACGTTGCAGCAATTGTTGAAGTAGTAACTCTATTACCTACAACTTTATCGTCTTGCACAACTGCAGTTTCACGTTCTATTGTCATTGTACCTTTGTCGGGATTGTCCCATATCATTTTTTCAGTAATTTTTTCCATTTTCTTTCTCCGGCTTAAATACACATACTTTTCTGCACTAATGCCTAACTTTTTTAAAACTTCTTTACATTTGTTACAAGACCTTGGACGTTTCTTAGGTGTCCGAAAAAGAACTTTACAATCCGTGGCGATATTTACTTTGCAACGTTTTAATCTTAAATTCTCTTTCTTCCTAAACCTAGTCATTGTACCTTGGTATGCTTTTTATAGGACTCCACTAGTCTTAAAATTACTGCATCATCAGTCTCTCTAGGAATAATCTTACATTCTTTTAAGAGTTCTTTTGTAGAAAGTTTTAATCGTAATGAAGTTTCCATAGCATATTGTTGTATGCACAAGTATATAAATTTATCGAAACATTTCTTTAAATATTCTAGTTACTACATTTACATCTTGTCCGTTGCCAGCTAATCTATACTTTTGTGTGTTGCTTAAATCTTTTAAGTCAACTTCATCGTTCAAGAAACCCATTAAGCGAAAGCATTCTTTAGGTGTTAATTTACGTATTGATTTTTCAAAACATAATAATTCTTTAGGTTCGCCAGCTTGTAAGCATCTATGTATATCACTGTTTTGTGGAATGAATGTACTTAGTGGACGTTCTATGCTATGCTTCAAATGGTAAACATCTAATTGTGCTGGCTTTCCCTCTTGCTCAGCCTTTTGCATAGCAATGTTCAATGCTTCCCCTACCTTTCTTGTTTTAATTGAAAAATCCAGTACAAATGGTTGCCTATTGCCACCTTGAGACATATCTCTAAGTGTTGGACTGATACCTTCAGAACTGTAAACTCTATTGTTGGAATGTTTAGGATCATTAACTTGTTGAATTAGTGGCACAGTATTGCCGTGGCTCATTGCACTTTGTAATGTTGAACAGTAATCTTTGTTTTGTAAGTTACGTGTTCTAAATGTGGAAGTTCCTGGTTCTAATAATTTGTTAGCTTGTTTTGCACTAAGGTAATATTTATCATCCACTTCTGGTTCAAGTATATCTTTCAGAAATAATTTAAGATCTTCTTTTGCTGGGAACTTGAATTTCATATGTTGTTTCCAAATATCATTTCTAAAACAAACAAACCAAACACGTTCTCTGTTCTGTGGAATTCCTTGTTCGCAAGAATTTAGTACACGCCAATAAATTGTGTAGCCTACCCGGTCCAGTTCATCTAAAATCTTTTCAAATGTTTTTTTGTGCATTTCAGTTGTAAGACCTTTTACATTTTCCAGTAACATAAACTTAGGTTGTTTAACTTCAGCAATACGTATTATTTCGTGAAACAAAGTTCCCCTGGTGTCAAGATATCCTTTACGTTTACCAGCTATAGAAAAACTTTGGCAAGGGAAACCACCAGTTAATAAATCAAAATCTGGTAATTCTTCTGCAACAATTTTTGTACAGTCACCTAGCCTTAGTTTGTTTTCTATATCTTCTGAACAATGGTTTTGTTTAAAACATTGGTTTGCATATTTATCAATATCAGAATATCCTACTAGTTCGTAATCAATTCCTAATCTTTTTAATGCAAAACTTGAAGTTCCATAGCCATTAAACAATTCCAGTATTCTCAAATTACACCTTACTTGCTTTTTTATTAGTTAATTTTTCCCAACGTTCAATGATTACTTGACAATATACTGGGTCGAGTTCAAGCATTCTACATTTTCTGTTTAATTGTTCGCAAGCCATAAGTGTACTTCCAGTTCCACCAAATAGATCTAAAACAATTTCCTTTTCTTTTGAACTGTTTTTAATTGCCTTAGCACATAATTCTATTGGTTTGGGTGTTGGATGATTACCAGGGCGTTCTGTTGGACGTGGAATGTCCCATACATCTGCTTGTGCATTGTCACCATTCCAAATGTAGTCATTACCTTTGTGACCGAATGCAATCAATTCATATTTAGGACGATAACCTTTCTTACCAGACAAACCAAATACATTCTTGTTCCAAACTATTGTTCGTTTAAATGTTAAACTTGCAGCCTTAATTGAATTTACAAATTCACCTTGAGTTTTTTGATCGTAGCAAATATAGAATGAACCATTTTCTTTCAAGAATGAATTTTTGAATGAAGCTATAAGGAACTCTGTAAAATCTTCGTTTCTTAATTCATCGTTTGCAATAGGTTTAATGTTCTTTTTTTCTATTGTTTGGGTTCTTCCACCACCAATTGAAACACCGTAAGGAGGGTCAGTAAACATTAAATCTGCTTCAAAGTCACTCATTAGAATACCTACATCTGAACTTGTTGCATCACCACACATTAAAAGATGATCACCTAGAATAAACACATCCCCTTTTTTAATTTTAGATTTAGATTTAGCACGTTCATAAGCATCCACTGCAACAAAATCATCTTCAGTTGTTTCTTGGCCTGGTTTATTTGTTTTAGTTAAATCTTCAAGTTCAAGATCGTCAAAACCAGTTAAGGTTAAATCTGCACCTAAGTCTTGAAGTTCAATTAATAATTCAGGTAGCTTTTCATTGTCCCATTCACCAGAAATTTTATTCAATGCAATGTTTAAAACATTTTCTTCTGCTTCTTTTAGATCAACATAAGTTACTGGCACTTCAGTTAAACCTAATTTCTTTGCAGCCTTAAATCTTTGGTGTCCACCTACAATAATGTTTTTTCTATCTGGATTTTCGTTCACTATAACTGGGTCTACAAAACCAAATTCTTCTAAAGAACGCATTAGTTTCACCATATCATTGGAATTTATCTTACGTGGGTTTTTTTCGTTTAGCTTTAGTTCGCTAATTTTCACATTCTGTACTTTCATTTATTTCACCGTTTACATAACTTTTATTAATTTTTCTACATATAGGACATAATATACGTCCATCGTGTTTTACTAAGAAGTATTTCTTGCAATGTGTACACTTCTTTTGATATTGATAAGTCATTTTTTCTTTAAAAGTTCTAATAAATTTCTAGTCATTGAAGTTAATTCACTGAAACTTCTTTGAATTTTGTATGCAAAAGAAACTATACCTCTTGTATCTTTTCTATTAATTTTTTTATGACAATCTTCACACACTGGACAAATGAAGTTTTTTATTGGCTTCAAATGTTTTGGCAACGTATGATGTGACGTTACATATCCTTCTTTCCCACACACCCAGCATTTGTTTTCCCAGGCTGTAATTTCTAGTTCTGATTTATGATCCATTTTTTAGTTCCTTATAATGAAATAATTCATCATTTGTTAATAATTTTTTTATAGATAGTTCGCAACCATCACAACCCCAAAAGAAGTATGCAATAGAATAAGTTGTTCTATCTTTAAATTGTAATTTCAATCTCTTTGAACAAAAAGGGCAAGTTATATCATTCATTCTTGAATCTCCTTTTCATATATTTGGTGCATAAGCAAACAATTAGGTCGTACAGTATAATTTTCAATTTTAAACTTACAATTTCCATTTGCTTTACAATAAGGAAAACTTGGGTCTTCTGGATTGAAAGTATAACTTGTCGCTATGTTACTTTTAATGCAATAATCTTCACTAGCATCTTGAATAGGTGTGTTGTGTATTATCTCATGTAAATCTTTAGTTTTTTTCTTTTTCATTTTCATTGATACTTTGGAATTTTGTTTAAAGCATTCTTTTCTTTAGCACCTTTGATAACTTCATACCAACAATACTTATGTCTCTGTGTGTGCGTTTGCATTGGACATAATTCATAACTACTATTACATTTATACTTCAAAGTATTTAGTTCTTCACCATCAACCTTCTCTCTTAAAGGACAATTTTTATACATTAATAGTTTATCATC